TGCTGAGCCTCCTCCAAGAGCTTACGCTGCTTCCAAGCAGGGATATGCGAACCCATGCCGAGTGAAGGAGATTTCTTTTTCTTAATTTGCTTGACTGCCATAAAATTGGTGTGCGGTGGGGGAGGGGGTATAAGGTAACAACCACCCCCCACCTGGGTGGTCCCCCCACCCCGTGGTCCTATTACTACAGCCGCTTATTCGTATACACTATCCTATTTAGACTGCCCTCCGAATGCTCCTAGTAGACTACCGCTAATTGATAATTCCTTGCCACCTTTGCCAGTATGTTCTAGTGAAGCCCTTGCAACGTAGCCACGGGTTCTCTCTAACAACCAAGCAGCACCCTGCCATCCATTGGATGCATCCAGAACCCTTCCTTGCATTTCAACCTCTCCGGTCACACGAGCAGACTCTAATTCCATCTTAAAGTCTGGATGGCGGGACAAGTAAGCGCCCCAACCCGCAGGGTTCCCACAAGAGAACCCGCACAGAACAGCAACCCGGTCTTCAGGCATTCCAAGGTAGGCAGCACGCAAAGCTGTTTTTTTCTGTTCGGAAGAAATGGATTTTTCGGGTCTTCCTATCTTCCCCCCTTTCCCCTTCTTTCCCGTTTTCCCTTCCTTCACCTGGACGATTTCCATGGGTTCACTTTGCGCCACAAAGCATGCCTAGGAATTATTTTTCCCTTTTCTATCGTTTTCCGTTGCAAAGCATCGCATCCCATTGCAATCTACTCCCGTGAGCCGATGATCGGCTCCGTCAAACACCATGAAAAAATCCCACAAACTCCGTGCGTTCCTAGCGTTTATCGCGCTTAACCTCCTCCTCCTCCCGATCATTTGGCTTCTGGCCGATGCTTTGATTGGAGGTTCCCTGTGAGCAACGGCTTTGTAATCCACGAAGACCAGCACCGTGTCATCATCGCGACGGGCTTCTCTAAAGCTTCGGACAACCGGAAAACCGGAGACATGATTCAAATCTGGATCCTTGTGAAGCTTGTGGACCCCGTCCGCGCGATCAAGGAAGGTTTGGATCGTCTCATTTGCGGAAATTGCGTCCACCGTGGCAACGGCGACGGCTCCGGTCGTTCGTGTTATGTAAATGCTGGCCAAGCTCCCCTTGGCATTTATCGCGCTTGGAAAGCGGGTAAATATCCCACACTCCAATTTATGGATTGCTTCGCAGGTAGGAAAGTCCGCTTCGGCGCATATGGTGATCCTACTCATCTCCCTTTGAGCCTTGCGCTTGCCATTGCGGGTGTCGCTTCTGGTCACACGGGATACACCCACCAATGGCGAAAGCCTAGTTTGCAAGGGTGGCGTTCCATTCTTATGGCATCCGTGGACACCACCGCCGAACTCCTCATCGCCCGTTCCATGGGATGGTCCACTTTCCGAGTAACACCCGACACCGATCACCATAGTTTCGAGACCCTTTGCGCTTCGGAACGCAATGGAACCCCGTGTTCCGTTTGCTTGGGTTGCCCCGGTTCACGAAACGGAATTCAATCGGTGTGGATCCCGGCCCACGGGACCGGCAAACGTCACTTCATCGAAGCCCAAGCTTGAATTTCCCGGTGAGTCCATGGGGGAAACCCCGTGGATTCCACGGGCAATTGATGCCCTTCAAACTATGCAATCCATTCAAACCAAATACCTTCCCCCCACGGACACAAAGGGGGCACGCATTAAAGCAACCTGTGAAAGGGGAACCCGTACAATCCCGTACCCCTATGAATTGTCCGGTGATTCGGTCCATCGGGAAGCCGCCCTTCAATTGATTGAGCGATTCGTCGCCGAAGATTGGAAGGAGCGGGCCACCCCACCGTCACAGAACCCGTGGAAGCGGGCTTTTGTCACCGGTTCCCTTCCCGATGGAACTATGGCCCACGTCTTCCTTTGAACATATGAAATCCGCTTTCAATCTCATTCAACGGGACGCATTCAAGTTTTCCGTGGGCCGTGCGATTTTTTGCTGCCACCCAGACTGCGGGGTGATTCTAGATTATCGGCGGGCTGTGGAACTATCCGCTTGCAAGGGGGACAAGTACGTTTCGGTCAAAGTGTTCTGCGCCGATTGCGCCGACCGAGTCCGCCCGATAATTGAGGAGAAGCTTGTCCCCCTTGGAATGCGTCTCGAGGTTATCGATGGAAGGAAGCTATGAAAGTCTATTGGAAGGCATTTTACGGTCGAAGCGAGTACACGTTCCAAGGCCGCAACGCCAAGCGCGACGCGTATCGACTGGCCAAGCGGTTCGGCGGGCGCGTGGTCCGTGAGAAAGGTAAGCTGTGAAACCCCTTCTCCGAGTCCTAGGCTACCTTGGGCTGTGCTTGCTGTTTACCCTCCTATTGATCCTCTCCGCCCTCGCGGGTAACTAACCCAAGCCAATCGTCACGCCCCGTAGGTTCCCCCCTACGGGGTTTTCCTTTGCCCCGATAGTGTCCACCGCCCGCCCGCTTTCCTTCCTTAGTGGGCCATTCCTTCCTTCGTGTTCCCCTACTCCTTCGCCAGGTTATTTGCATAGCACTCCAAGGTAAGACATCCCATGTCCCACCCCGTTACATCCCCTGCGACCCCGCCGGTATCATCCCGAAATCTGTTTCGGGATCATGCGATCTCATGGTGCGGTATTCCAGATCCTTCATATGCCATACGGAATTCGGAATTCGGGAACCAGAATTCGGAAACCGACCCGGTTACAATGGTGCGGTAGACCGTAAACCGCTTGTTGGATAGCGCAATTTATGCTTTGTCGCGGCATGGGTGTGAAGAGAGTGATGGCTATTGGTTGCAGTCATGGCAACCGAGCGAACAAGGACGCGCTGGCGGCGGTTCTGTTGTTCCGGGAGCGGTTCAAGCCGGATGAGGTGATCCATCTGGGCGATGCCTATGATCTCGCCTCGCTCCGTGCTGGATCGCTGTCCAACCCTGACGATTCGGACCATGCGGACGACTATCTCGACGACATCCAGGAGGGAGCAAAGTTCCTAAACGAGTTGCGGCCCACAGTCTTCACGATGGGTAACCATGATGAGCGGGCCAAGAAGTACCTGAACCATCACAACGCGGTGGTGCGGGGGTTCGCGGAGGCGGTATGGGAGCGGATGCTGGCACCGATCCAGAAGCACTGCCACACATTCATCCAGTACAACGACGCTATGGACCGTTCCTTCTACAAGCTTGGTGGTTACAAGTGGGGGCATGGGATCTTGTATGGTGAGAACTTCATCCGGGACTCGGCGGAGACGTTTGGGAACTGCGTGATTGCCCATGCCCATCGAGCTGGCCAATCAACTGGGCGGACGCAATCGTCCCCTATTGGTTTCTGCGTAGGTACATTAGCGAATATCCCGTCTATGGATTACGCGAGCAAACGACGTTCAACGCTGGCATGGTCCCACGGTATTGTATTTGGAGAGTATACAATTAACAGCGCACAACTATATCTACATCAATGGCCACAAAACGAGAAGAACTGGGTTCTGCCGAGCTTCTGAGGAAGCTGAGGCTGGCAATATCGAACCAAGCTGAAGAAGTGCCGGAGGGCTGGAAGACGGCGGCTCAATGGTCCCAGGAGTGGAATGTGACCCATAACGCGGCGGGGATTGTTCTGGGCAAATCCACCAAGCTTGGGCTGATGGAATGCCGCAAGTTCCGAATCATGTCCCGGAGCCGTGGGGTCTATCCAACGCCCCATTACCGGTTGATCCCCAATGGCAATGGAAAATAGCCATTCCGCCATCCACACACCATCCAGCAATCAAACGCGATCCTAGGGCCATTTCCGCTCCAGCAATCGCTATCCTCCATCCACCACCACAACCACCAACACGGGTACTTCGCAATCCAGTGGGAGGGTTTCGAAAAACCGCAGCCGCAGCGGGGGGCGTCAGTCCCCCAGAGCGTCGCGGCGTTTGCGGTTTTTAACTCCCTTATTAGAGGGAGTGTAAGTCTCCCTCTAAGGGAGAGTAGCAGGGGGGATGCTAACTTTGTGGGGTGGGCTGCAAAATCAACATTCCTTTACATTGACGCGGAAGCCTACACGATGCATTCTGTTCTTGCTATGAGTTATCTCGACAATGGTTCCACGCTTCGGTCGATGTTCCGACTGATGCCCCCGCAACGCCACGATGCCGACCCGGACAAGTCCGAGGTACTGGCCTACATCCGAAAGAATCTTGCCTGTGAGTTGGGTCGGGCGATCCGGGCTTTCAATTCCATGAGGAACAAGAAGTCCCAAGTCATAGTTTATGACATGGTTCATAGGCAGTGGCGTGGTTGTGACTGGGTTCCACCGGAGGATGAGGATCGGGTGTCGTTGCTCTTGAGGATGGTCAATGACCTGAAGCGTGATGTTGCGTATCTGAAGACCTCGGTGAAGAAGCATGAACGACTCATTGGCCAACTCGAAAGGAAGCGTTCAAGCAAGCGCGGTGGGGATGAGGAGCCTGAGCCTGAACCTGAGCCTGAACCCGACATTGATCCCGAGGTCGCGGAGGCAGAGAAAAGGGCCTCTGAAGCCCGCAAGGCTATGCAGAAGGCCCGTGCTATAATTGAGGACGAGAAGTGGAGGGATTCTATGCTCGCCGCCCTCGCTGAGGGCGATACGGCTTCTTCTCCTTCAGTTCCGCCCCAGTGAACGCGAATGGGTTGCACTCTTCCCACTGAATACCGGTGGCTGAGTGCTGTACGTTGAGGATGGGGGATTCGAGTCCAAGCCTTGATCCCCGCTTGCAGAAGGCGAGCTGAAACCTTCTAGGCTTGAATTGGCCTACTTCATGGAGAACCGCTATCTCCCGCGCCCAGTTGGCGAGTTCGGACGATCCGAATCCGGCGTGGGCGAGTTCCATAGTGGTGAGTGGTTCTCCGTTCTCTTTGCGCTGAGGCTTGGAGACATGGTGCATCCAGATCCAAGCGACCTTGGTCTCGTGCAAGATGGGTTGGAGCTTGTTGCGAAGGAACACGCTTACCTCGGACTGATCACTTAGATCTCCTCCGAAGTAGGAGAACAGGGGGTCTGCCACTATGAGATCGAGCTTGGATCGGTGGATGAAGCGTCGGGCGTAGGCCAAGAACTGTTCACCGGTACGAACGGTCTCGGTGCGGAACTCTAGGTTGGCGTTGAGGTGGCGCATCTGATCTCCGGTGAGACGCATGGTATGTGTCACCCCTCGGAACGCTTCCGCGAGATCGCCCTTGTCGTTCTCTGCTTGGATGACTCCGATCTTCAATGGCTTCACCGGTTTGATGCCGAAGAAGTCGATACCGAGGCACCACCTGATGATGATCTGCATCATCAGTGATGACTTCCCAATGCCGGTGCCACCGCTGATGATCATGCTGGAGCCGCGAGTGAGCCATCGATTACCGATCAGGTTATCGGGATCTTTCTTTGGATCAAAGTCCATGAGGTCTTTGACCGTGACCACAGTAGCTTTGTCATCATCGGTCTCACGATCCGTGAGCCATTCTTCCCATGAGTTCGCACCCAGGTTGTTGGCCAACAGCTTCTGCTTCTGATCTCCGCGCCATGCTCCGGGTAGCCGGGAGAAGCGTGATGGATTCTTGTTCTTCGGATCGACGCCGGGGATGGACGAGTAGATGAGATCCCGGCGGGCATCCCACTCCTTGCGTGACGGTGCATCCACCCGGACCCATGCGTGGATCGACTTGCCACCGCTATCGATGAGTACGCTGATGGGCAGGCCAGAGGAGCGGAGGAGCTGTTCCTGCTCGGCCTTGGGCTTGTCATCGAACTCTACCAGGACATGGCGGTACGCGCTCACATCATTGTCCGATCCGCTGTATAGGCTGGGCCGGAAGGGATTGATGCGGACGAACACCCCATCGGTGCGGTCGCTGCGGAACAGGATGGATTCGGGGTCATCGAAGCGGGCGATCCAATCCTCGATGGGCAGGAAAGACCCGGAGGTCATTGGCTTACCGTCCTCGACCTGCTCGCAGATGCAGACCACTTCGGTTGGAGCGAAGGCGGACTGGAGGAAGCGTTGGAACTCCGAGGCTCCGGGGGCCGGTGGAACCGTTGGTGTAGGCCGCTTGAAGGTCACACGCGAGAGGTCCATGCCCGTGCTGGTGCTTTGGATCAAGTGGCCAGCGGGTTTGTCGTGGCTCCGGGAGGCTGCTTCACGGAGTTTGTGGGCCAGATCCTTGTCGGACCACGGTGGCTGGCAGGATAGGTTCCATTCGGACAGCAGGGTCATTGCGTCCCCGTATCCTAGCTGGAAGCCGTGTACAAGGCCCACGGCGGCGGTGTAGGTGGTTGAATGGCCGTTCTGTCCTGAGACGGCTGGCGGTACTTTGGCAAGCCAAAGAGCCGCTCGTTCGAGCGTTGTCATGTCGTTGATTCGTTGCTGAGTTGGACTGCGGAGGCTATGGCCTGCTTGTTATTACGAACTTGGAGTGGAATTCAGATTCGAGGCGAACGTATATATTGTCGCCCCGGCGATATATGACTACTGGAGTTCGGAGTTCGGCCAGACGGTACTGAGCGCATCCGATGAATTCGACGATGATTGCTGGGTTGGTTCGGTTGACGTACCAAGTTCTTGCATCTTCCATTTACGTTGTTCCTTTATTGGGTAAGCGATCCATCCGTTGGCAACTCCCCACGAGATGATCCGTGGCGCATCCTCGATGAGCTTGCGATTCTCCTCCGTGAGTATGGTTCGTTCTTCTTCGGTGATCTTGGACGGCTTCTTGTTGTTTTCCAACCGTGCTTCGTACCAAGGCTGCTCGTGTCGTGGAGTCTTCATGGGTGCGATAGTTTGGCCAACATACAGTTGCAATAGTTGCCTTTGGTTGCGGCGTTACACTTTGGGTGATGCACCGGATTGGAAACGATGTGTGCTGTCAGATCCTTTGTGATGGTGACGAGTTCCAGGATGCGAGCTGACGCTTCGGCGCATAGAGCGTTGGCTGCTCCATCGACGGAGCAGATCTCGGTGGAGAGGATGTTGAGTGCGTTGACGATGTCGTGTGTTGAGGACTTGTGCATGGATCAGATTTGTTTGTGGATGATGATTCCATTTCCCTTTGCATCGGTGAGTTCGACTGACCGAACGTCTTCCAGCTTGGCCAGTGTCTTCAGCATCTCGATGGGGTCATGGGCTTGTGCTACGCAGGTGAGGTGGATGTCTCCATCTCCGTGGATGACCTTGAGGTTGTCTTTGGTTCGATCCCTTAAAACGCGGATGGTCCGCCCCTCGGAGAGACGGACCACCTTGATCGATTCCACTAATGGAAACGAATGTCTGGTCATATTAACTTGTTGCAGTGCGGACAGGTTTTGATTTTACGGAATTCGATCGGCTGAATCCCGGCCCACGCACATAGATCGTGGTAACTTCGCAGCCCGAAGTTCTTGTACTTGAACGGTCGAACGTCACCGGACTTGATCATGGTGATGAGTGTCACGGGGTTGTTGACCTTGAGCTGAGTCATCAGCTTGGTATTGCGAACGCTGAGTCCGTTGGTCCACAGGTTCTTGGATTCCTCCTGCCTATTGTGAGCTTTGAGGACCTGATGAACACGTTGCTTGGACATCTTGAGGGTGTCCCCGATGACTTGGTAGGTGAGACCTTGCTTACGGAGTTCGGTGACCTTCTCGATTGATTCTGTTAGTTTCACTTTTGGTTTACGTTTCTTCTTTGTGGGTGCTGTGACTACCGGAGCGGGAGTTGGGTTGCTCGGTAGCGTTTGTTCGCTTTGTGGCACTGCACGCACAGACCGGTCTGAACTGTGCAGCCGCAGCCCAAGCAAGCGGCTAACTCGTGACATAACTGTTTCCATCGTTGTAGTTCCTCTATCGTTTCTTTGTTTTGGTTTTGGTTTTGCTGTTCTTGCGAATGTACCATACGCATGAAATTGAGATCTTATATTTGGCCGACAATTCACGGAGCGTGTAGGTGTGATGCTCCTTGAGGATGGCGGTCTTGATCTCGTCCGGGATCGCCAGCCACCGCCTCTCGATCCGAGGGTTCGGATCTTTGAACGGCTTGACGA